CCATATCAGGCTCCTTGAGTTGGTTTCGGGTTGTCCCGCAGGTACTGCCCCACCGCGCGGGTGAGCGCGGCGTTGATGATCGTGAAGTTCGCCCGGCGGTCAGCGGTGCTGATGGAGCCTGGCATGCTGTTGACCAGCGTGTGGCGCAGCGCGCCGGCGTCGTTCGTGGCGGGCAGGGGGATGCCCTCCAGCGCGGCGATGCTGCGGAGCACAGTGCACATGACCTCGGTCTTGGCCTGGCGCCAGCGCCTCATGGCGCCTTTCTTGGGGGTACGCGGCGCGGTCACGATGGTTCCTTGCCGAGCACAAGTGCCATCGCGGCGGACTGCACCTCGGTGGACGCAGGCTCTGCCTGATCATCGGCCAGCCACTCCGGCTTGTCGTGCTGGGTGAACGTGTACACCAGGCAGTCACCAGCCAGCACACCGTCGGCCCGGGCGTCATGGTGAGGCTCGAAGAAGGCGGACTCGGAGCAGCCAGAGCAGACGCCGTAGAGGCGTTCACAGGCCACGGCCACGGCCAGGTCGGAGCGGGGGATGCCCTCGGTCTCTCCGTTGATGAAGTATCCGGCCCAGTGGGCGGGCAGCGTGAGCAGCGTGGTGGTCAGGGTTAATCCCGTGGGATTACTGGTGGAGCGGGGAGCTTCGGTCTTGGCGATCATGTGGGTTCTCCTGAAAAATAGTTACTGGCGAGTGAAGGTGCCGACATAGTCCGCGCCGTGCTTGACCGTGTACAGCCAGTTGTCCAGCTCGGCCTCGGTCATGGTGGTGGTCACGTGAATCTGGCTGTAGACCGGGTCTTCGCGGTATGCCAGCGGGCGGGACACGCCGATCACGGACTTGAGCCGCATCAGGCGGCGCATCAGGCGGTTGGCGCTGGCAGTGCGCACGTCGATACCGAGCAAGTTGATCGGGGTCGCTGCGGTCATGGGGTTCTCCTAATCAAGGTCAATCGACATGGTCGTGGCGTGGGCCACGGTGGCGCCGGAACCGGCGATGTGTTCAGCACGGCCCTTGGCGGCCTCTGCGCTGCCGGCCCAGATCAGGCCCTTCAAATGGCCGTCACGGGTGCACATGACAAAGAGCTGTAGGCCGCGGCGGTATGCGTTAAATAGGGGCATGGCGTAATCCTGTGGGATTAGATGACGCTGCGGGCAGCACGGGTGGTCAGCTCGCCCACAAGGGCGGTGATCAGGGTCTGCAGCAGCTCGGCGTCAGTGAACTCCAGCGCGTTGCTGCTGTCAATGCGGCCCTGCAGGTCGACCAGCACCGAGGTGGTGTCCATGGTGTCGATGGGAGCAGAAGGGGGGATGGTGTAGGCCATGGTGAACTCCAGTGATAAAGGTAAGTGAACAAGGGGAACCGGGAGAACCTAATCCCGTGGGATTAGGGGGTGGAGGGGGAAACTAAGGGCGCTTCCCGACTCACAAATACATTGTACCACAGGTAGGGGGGTATGTCAAGTGGTAGTTATTTGGGTGTTGTGGCATTGCGCCCGCTCATGGCCTTCAGCAGCACGTCCTCCATGGCCGCGCCCAGGGCCCCGGGGGCCGCGATCACGCCAGGAGGCAAAGGCCCGCTCGGGTCCACACCAGCGGCGGCGGCCATGCGCGCATGCTGGTCACTGCGCATCTGCTCAATGTCCGCCTTCTCGCCGTCCAGGGTGCGCTGCAAGGCCAGGTTGATGATCAGGTTGTTTCCCTTGTCCCCATCGCGGTGGACCGGCATATCAAGCGGCCAGCTCCCAACTTGGTGAATCCAGACCAGCAGGTGCGCGGGCCAATAGACGCCTTGCCAATAGATGCGCACCTCACCGCGTTCTTCCGCCTGCGAGCCCGCCAAGCGCTTGTACCCATTCGTCTTGTTCACGCGCAGCAAGCAGCCAAATTCCGGCTCGTAGGTGAATACGCTGCGGACCTTCTCGGCGGTGACCTGGGGGTAATCGGCTAATTTACGTGTCATAGTAGTTCCTTGGTTAATCCCGTGGGATTAGGTTGTAGATCAACTACCGCTTGGATTGGTAGTGAACGTATATTACCAAAAGAACAGGTCAGCTGTCTACATCTTTTTTGGTAGTGTTGCATCTATTACCAATACGCGGGGGATGTGATCTACAGGCTAGCAGACCAGCAGTTGGATGGAATAGATGGGATAGCCGGGAAATCGGGGCAAAATGGGCGGTTTAGATGGCTGGTTTGGTAGAAATCTAAGGATTCTGGTAATTCCGGCGTAGATTGGTAATTCGTGATTTTGTAAGTCGTTGATTTTAAAGGAGATTCCGGTTTGGGCGGGAGAAAATAGTCAATAGCTTAGATTGGGGGGTTTATGAGACAAACTTTGATTTATGGGGTAGGTGAGGGGAACGGGAGAATTTTCGATCTAAAGGGAAAACGATTTCGGTAAACGTGTTTGTAAAAGTAGTGTTTATTATCTATTGGTAATAAATAAATAATACTACCTCTGCTGGTCTGTGGTGCTGGGCCGCAAAGCCCCTGTTTGCGCCATTTCTGTAATTTTCAATCAGATATGTTGTATCTGCGGCCTCAGTCTTATTTCTCTACCAAAATAAAAATCTATTGCCTTTTTATTACCGAAATCAGGCTTTTCTATGGGCGCTGGCACGAGCCTTGCTTAACTAATCCCGTGGGATTACGCCGCCGCGCCGCCGCGCTCCATGACAGTAGTCCCTGCGTCCTGGCGCTGCCAGGACATGACAGTAGTCCGGCTGGGGCCGTGGTATCGGCGGACGAAAAAAGGCGCCCCAAAGGGCGCCTAGCGCGAAGCAGACCCCTTTCAGGGTCTGGGCTAATCCCGCGGGATTAGAAAGGCGATGCGCTATCAGCGGCACCGGAGATGCGATGCACCGGCAAGTCAGCCATGTTCACGCGCACCTTGGGCGTGGTGCGTGCGCTGTTCGCGCGCTTGGCCTTCGGGGCGAGAACAAAGCCAGCTGCATCCAACAAACCAGTGAGACGGGAAATGAAAGCCGCATCTTCCAGCAGGGTGGCGACGTTGTTCAAGGTTTCCCGCGTCTTCTCTGCTGTGGCGTCAACCGGTGCGGCCGGGACAATCGGAGCTGCTACCTTTGGCGTAGTTTTCCGGCCCATTCCATGCTCTGCGCGTACCAGCTTCGCGGCTTCCCGCATGGGGTTCTTGGCCAGAGTTTCCACCGCCTTTGATGCGGACATGGTTTGGCTGGAGCCCTTCGGGCCCGCAATTACCACAGTGTCCCCGGCGCATGCGTGCAAAGTCAGCGCGTCGCTAAAAATCGCTTTCACGTTGTGGCCAGCTTTGGTAAACGCGCCGGCGTGGGCCGTCATGACGGCGGCGATGCGCTTCGCCATGTTGGACTCAGAACCGTCCAGCTCTGCGCGCGCCAGCTTTGCAGCTTCCAGTGTTTTCGTGTACATCGTCCCGGCAGCTTTACCGGCGGCGAGGATCAGGGTGTCCACTGCTTTGCCTGTAGCTGTCAGCTCAGGGGCGGAGGAAGAAGCGGTAGAAGTGGCTTTGGCCATGGTGAAATCCAATCAAGTAAACAAGCCCGGGAAACCCCCCGGTGGGCTGCGCCGTTTTCGGTGCATGTATGAATTATATACTAAATCACGTGGCTTACAAGTGGTTTGTGTAATCCCATGGGATTAGGCGCCACAAAGGTGATAGTAGGCGGGCGGGCCTGGTCCCTGCGGCAGGGCAATCGTGATAGTAGACGCCGGCGCTGCCGCATGGTGGGGGCTGACGCTGTGATAGTAGGGGATCGCGGCCGCCGCGCGGCGTGGCTGGAGAGGAGGCGAGGAGAGTGGTGATAGTAGGGCCTGGTGTACCCCCACCCACCCGTCCATAGGGCATACCCCGCCCCACCCCTTTATCCCTTTGCCTTTACCCACGGCCCATTTTTTCACTTCTACCTCCTATCTTCTTACCCAGTCACGTGTTTTAGTGTCCTTTTTCTCTCCGCCGTGGTACATTCCCGCCTTACAAGCACCTTGGAGCTTAGTACCCATGCACCCATCAATCCCCGCCGACCAGAATCTACGAGAGCTGGCCCTCTCCGAGGCCCGGAATGCCCTGGGTGCGAACGAGCCCCTGGCCGTCTTCCTGCAGCACGAGTGCCTGACCCCCGCCGAATACGCGGAAATCGCCAAAAACCCCGTCTACCAGCGTTACCTGAAAGACTTCAAGTCAGAACTGGGTGAGAAGGGCTTCTCTTTTGCCGCAAAAGCCCGTCTGCTGGCCGAGGACTTGCTTGCTGACATCTACCGTATGGCAAAAAACGCCGATACGCCGGCCGCGATGCGCGTGAAAACGCTCGAAAACCTCGTAGATTGGGGCAATTTGGCGCCGAAAGCCCTGGTCCAGACCGCCACTGGGCCCGGCTACAGCATCACCATCAACCTGAATAATGCCCCGAAAACGACCGTAATTGACGCGGAAACGACCGATATTGTCCCGAAAACGTCGGTTGTTCTCCCCGCGCGCACCGTTAAGGCCCCACCCCTGACCCTCCCCCGCCTGGGCCTTTTCCCCGATCCGGACGCAGATACCGCCCTGCACCACATTGCTGAGGCGTTCGAGGTATGAGTCTCGTCTTCACCCCCGTCCCGTCCACCGAGGCGTTCTTCACGTCGGAGAAATTCGCGTCGTTCATCTGCGGGCCGGTGGGCTCCACCAAGACCACCGCAGGGATCATCAAGATTTTGTATCACGCTGGGCGCATGGCCCCCGCGCGCGACGGCCTGCGGCACTCCCGGTGCGTCTGGGTGCGCCAGACACGCGAGCAGCTGCGCGACACGTCCATCCCCGACTTCCTGCAGTGGTTCCCTGACGGCGACGCCGGGACGTTCTACAAGTCCGAGATGAAGTTCATGCTGGAGGTCGGAGACATCCGCTGCGAGGTGCTGTTCCGGGGCCTGGACGAAGCCGCCGACGTGCGCCGCCTGCTGTCCCTGCAGCTGTCCTTCGCGGTCGTGGAGGAATTCCGGGAACTCAACAAGGACGTGTACGAAGCGCTGCAGGCGCGCCTGGGCCGATATCCCAACGGGGCCATGGTGCCGCACCAGCCGGCATGGGGCAAGGACGACAAGGGCAACCCGCGCATGGGCTGCGTCATGGACGACGGGACACCGAACGCGCGGCTGTGGGGCATGAGCAATCCGCCCGACATGGACACGTATTTCGAGGATGTGTTGTCCAACCCACCGGTAAACACCCACGTGACGATACAACCCTCTGGCACCTCCCCGGAAGCGGACTGGCTGCACCTGCTGCCGTCCGGGTACTACGAGACCCTGGCCACGGGCAAGGGCGAGGATTACATCGACGTGTACATCCACGCGAAGTTCGGCAAGTCCCTCTCGGGCCAACCCGTGTGGAAATCCTTCGACTCGGACTTTCACATCGCCAAGTCCGCGCTGCGGCCGATCCTCAACGGGGTGCGCCCGGTCCTGGTCGGCATGGACTTCGGCTTGAACCCCTCGGTGGCCATCGGCCAGCTCGACATGCAGGGCCGCTTGCTGGTCATGGGCGAGGGTACCTCGGACGGCATGGGCGTGCTGCGCTTTGTGCGCACGATCCTGAAGCCCCTCCTGGCCCAGAAGTTCCCGGGCGCGCCGGTGCTCATCATCGGTGACCCCGCCGGCCGCTCGCGGGTGCAAACCGACGAGAAGACGGTGTACGACGTGCTGAAAACGGAGGGGTTCACGGCCATCTCCGCGCACACCAACTCCCTGATCGCGCGCATCGGCGCGGTCGACCAGTTCCTCAACCGCCAGGTGGACGGCGGCGCGGGCTTCCTCATCGACCCGAGCTGCAACCTGCTGATCGGCGCGCTGCGGGGCAAATACCGGTACAAGGCCAAGAAATCCGGCGAGATGGACGACGAGCCGGAGAAAAACATGGCCTCCCACATCTCGGACGCCCTCCAGTACCTCGCCATGCACGCCGATGGCCAACAAAACGGCGGGCGCATGGGCGCCCAGGAGATTCCGGTGGAGCGCATCAGCATGGGCGCATGGACATGACCCCGCCATAGGCGGTACACTTACGGGAATTTACACCCCCGGGAGCACCCATGGCCACATTCTTACCCCTGCCTCCAGGCGTCATGCGCGGAGATTACCGTGACGTAAACCCATTGCTGGACAGGGACAACCTCCCAGTGGGGTTCAGCTCCAGCAAGGGGGATGTGTTCGTACCCACGTGGAACGCCGGCGGTACTGCGCTGCGCACACCTGCTGGAGTGGATGTCGAAATCCTCAACTACCCCCTAAGCGGCGTACCAGCGATACTCGCACAAGCAGGCACGCCGTCCGGGGTAGCGCCATCCGGCAGTGTCGGGGCTAATGGGGCACTTACGCTGGGTACGGCGCTGGCTATCGTCCACACTGGGGGGCTGTACCTCTACTTCCCGCTGGGGGCACTCTACGCCGCCTCTCCCGCAGGGTCGTACTGGTGTGTGATGTCGAGCACCACAGTAGGGACAGCATACAACAATGTCTACACACCAGGAGAAGCGCTTGCCCCGCCAGTGTCGGCCACAGCAATCGTGGCTGCGGGCCCTGGGGCATACACAGGAGTCACCACTACGGTGACCTTAGCGAGCTTCACGCTTCCCGCAGGCTCAATGGGGGCTAACGGCTGGCTGCTCAGTGATTTGGTTTTCACGAATAACAACTCGGTGGGAAATAAGGTACAGCGCCAAACTATTGGCGGGGTGTCTACAGGGGGCGTAACTACTTCTACAGTCACCGACCAGTCGCAGGAACTTAAGTTCTTTAACGTCGGGTCGGAGACAAAGAACCAAGCCAACTACAAAAACTACGGTGCGTCATCTTCAGCGCAAGCTAGCACACGCGGAATGACGCTGGACACCAATACCGCCTTAGTTGTGGCGCAAACGGGGCAGATGGCGACAGCAACGGACTGGGTGATACTCGAAGCGCACTCCGTTGTGCTTAGGTCCGCTGCGTGACAACCTATTACATAGACCCAACTGCGCCCCCAGGGGGCGACGGCTCCCCGACCAACCCTTTTGACTCGTGGGCAGATGTTACATGGGGCGCAGGGCACTCTTACCTACAAAAAGCAGGTACCGTGTTCGTTGGGCAGATTCTTACGACTGCCGCTGCCGCCGGGTCCGCGTCGGCGCGGACGACGATAGGCACGTATGGTGGAACTGCGCGCGCGGTAATCAAGGGCACGGGGCAGTATCAAGGAATTCGCATCCCTCAAGGCGCGCACTACGTGACGGTTGACGGTTTTGAAGTGTATGGTGTTGACAGGACCGATCTCGGTGTGGGCACCACTGGTGTATACATAGGTAGCGGAGATTCGCTGAACGCCAATAACGTGAAGATAAGCAATTGCCACGTGCACGATGTTTCGGCCGTCGTCGCGCAGGACTCAAATGGGATAAAGTTCTTTGGGGACGACTGCGAGATTGTGGGCTGCACGGTGGAAGACATACCGACAGACGGGATATGGGGTACGGGGTTACGCCCGCACATCCACAGAAACACGGTCCGGCGAGTAGACCTAGACGGGCGAAACTTGGCGGATGCGTTGCAGCTAACCGGCAACTGCTCCGAGTACTGGGTGCATCACAATACGCTCGACCGTTCCAATACCCCGTCAAAGCAGGTATTCATTATTAGTGGCGCGTCTGCGGGCACCGGAGGCGTGCTGGAGTACAACACACTAGTAGGGCACCCGTTCGTCAGCATCGAGACATCCTGTGTGTACATTGATCAGCCTCGGGGGGTGGTCCGAGGAAACGAGATGGTGGGCTGCTACCGGTCCGTATACATAGCTGCCGGCGCCGTGGGGGGTAGAGTGTATGGTAACGTCTGCCGCGACACGCAGATCGGCATACAGACGGCGAATATCGCGCTCGGGCTCGTTGTCGCGCACAACACAGTATCCGCGTGCAGTCTTTACGGTGTGTACTTGCTGGATGACGCCGCCGTTGTAAAGAACAATCTTTTCCATAATTGCGGCACAGCGGTAGCGGCCAAAGGCACCGCTGTGCGGAACTACAACGCATACCACGGTAATGCGGCAGACTTCGAGAGCACCGGCGGCGGCGGAGCGACGGACGTAAACAAGGTGACGACAGACCCACTACTGCGCAGCGACTACGCCCTGGCAGCGGGCTCGCCATGCATTGGCGCGGGGACGTACCTGGGCTTGGGCTTCACAGACTTGGCCGGGTACCGATTCGCTCCCGCACCATGCATTGGGGCGAGAGAGATGCGGCCTCGGGGGGTCTTCACAGCATCCCGGGCTTTTTCATAGCTTCCCCCGCCGCACCTCCTGTGGTACAGTTCCCCATCTCAAAGGAACCCCTCTGCTATGGCCGGCCTTGTAAATTTCACCTCCAACGGGACGCTGAACGCGCAAGCTGCAGAGCAGGCCGCCCAGCGGGCTGCCCAGGAGCGCCAGGCCACCCCATACATTCTCTCCCTCGCCGCGTACGTGCGCACCTGCTGGGAATCCGCGCGGGACGCCAAGCAGCCCATCGAGCGCGGGATGCTCAAAGCGCTGCGCCAGCGCAAGGGCGACTACGAGCCTGAGAAGCTGAACCAGATCAAGGAAGCCGGCGGCTCCGAGATTTACATGATGATCACCGAGACGAAGTGCCGCGGCGCCGAGTCCTGGTTGCGCGACATCTTGCTGGACGAGGGCATGGTCCCGTTCGCCATCAAGCCCACGCCGGACCCCGAGATGCCCCCGGACTTTGTGCAAACCGTGACCGCCCAGATCGCCCAGAAGGTGATCGAGGTCATCCAGTCCGGCGTCCCCATCGACCCGGTGGTGATGAAGGACATGGAGGAGCAGGCCCGCGACGACGCGCGCCAGGCGGTGATGAAAGACGCCGCCGACCGGGCCGAGCGCCACCAGCAATTCATCACCGACCAGTTCGTTGAAGGCGGCATGGTCGATGCTTTCGACGCCTTCCTGTCTGACCTGACTACCTACCCCCTGGCAATCCTGAAGGGCCCCACGGTGCGCCGTGTGCGCAGCCTGGACTGGGCGCGCCAGCCGGACGGCTCATTCGCGCCCGAGGTCACCGAGAAGCTGGCCCCGACGTACGGCCGTGTCGACCCGTTCCGCTTCTACGTGGAGCCGGGCATCACCCGCCTGAACGACGGATACACCATCGAGCACCACCGCCTCTCCGACGCCGACCTCTCCGACTTGATCGGGGTGCCGGGCTACGACGAGGACGCCGTGCGCGCGGTGCTGGATGAGGGCAACAATTCCGAGTGGCTGTGGTCCGCCGAGTACGCCAAGAATGACCTGGAAAACAAGTACAACGTGTGGCGCGCCGAGGCTAACAAGTACGACGCCCTGGAGTTCTGGGGCCGCGTCTCTGGCAAGCTCCTGCGTGAGTGGGGCCTGGACAGCGACGAGGTGCCTGACACTGCCAAGATGTATGACGCCAACGTGTGGCTGGTAGGGCGCTGGGTCATCAAGGCCACGCTGAACTACGACCCGCTGGGCGACAAACCCTATCGCTGCACCAGCTTTGTGAAGCGCCCCGGCTCCTTCTGGGGCTCCGGCATTCCCGAGCTGATCGAGGACGTGCAGGCCATGTGCAACGCCTCCGCGCGTGCGCTGGCCAACAACATGGGCATCGCCTCCGGCCCCCAGGTGGAAGTGAACACCG